CGGCATTGTTTACGCATCTTGACGACTTGCGGATCACCAAGCCGGAATGGCTGATTGACGGGTTAATCGAGCAAGATACGCTGGCTATGTGTTTCGGCGCGGCTGGATCAGGTAAGACGTTTGCTGTCATGGATATGGCGCTGTGTATATCGTCAGGCAAAGATTACCATGGTCATGTTGTAGACCAAGGCACCGTATTCTACATAGCTGGCGAAGGGCATTCGGGGTTTGCCAGGAGGGCAGCGGCTTGGAAGCAAACGCACGGTATCAAACCGGGGGAAGCGTCGTTCTTCAAGAGCAATAAAGCAGTTATAATGAGCGAACCAGAGAGTGTTGAGGTTCTCAAGGCTGAAATGGCCGAACTTGTGGAGAAAGCAGGGCGACCAAAGCTAGTTGTGATTGACACGCTGGCTAGATCGTTAGGCGGTGCCGACGAAAATGCTGGCAAGGATATCAATCTGTTTATCGTGGCTTGCGATGAAATCAAGGAAGAATACGGCTGTACGGTGTTGATCGTGCATCACACTGGCCACCAAAATAAAGAGCGTGGCAGAGGGGCAAGCCAGATAAACGCGGCGCTAGACCATGAGTTTCGCATTGAGGCATGGGACGAAACAAAGATTATCCTGACGTTCACCAAGCAAAAAGAGGATGCCATGCCGGAGCCGATGGCGTTCCTGATGCTGCCAGTGGAAATCATAACGGATGACATGGATAGCATTAGCTCGATCGTGTTGGAGTATACGCCAGATTTGCCGTCGAAGGGTTCACAAAGGATGAGCAAAGGCCAAGCGGTGTTGCTGAAGCTATTTAGGGAATTAGCGGAAAACGGGGAGTTAGAGCGGGACATTTTGCGGGACACGTATTTTGACCGATTTGACAACGGAAACAAGGATTCCACCAAGAGAAAGTTTAATCGGGACATTCGTAGTTTGATTGAGGACGAGGTGCTAACGCAAAGTAATGGTGTGTTATCAGAGGTTTGCGATGATGCAGAGGCTTAGCGGGACAGCGGGACAAAGCGGGACAAAACGGAAAATGTCCCGATTGCCCATTTTACACAAGCGGGACGGGACGGGACAAATGCCTATAGGCATGTCCCTTGTCCCGCCTTGGGGTGCGAAGGATTACTCAGATTTAAAAGAGAAGGATTTTTTAACTATGCTGGATAAGATTTCATGCTTGCTGGAACTTGAAGGCTTAGCCAATCGTCGCCGGATATTGAACTCACCAGATTTAACACGGTGGAATGAAGTCCAGCGCGGTTTAATCGTGCAGCGTAAATTTGAACTTGAGAACAAGAAGGGTAAACGCAAATGAACCGGGTTGAAATATTAAACACAGCCGCCGAGTTGATCAGTGGTGATCGAGCCGCGACGTATGGTGACGCGACAGTCAGCCATCAACGCATTGCTGATTTATGGTCAGCCTATTTGGGGACGCCAGTTAGCGCGGTGGACGTAGCGGCTTGCCTGATCCTAATGAAGGTTTCCAGGAGCAAAGGGGCAGCACACCTCGACAACTGGGTTGACATGGCTGGATACGCCGCACTGGCTGGCGAAATGGAAGCCGCGACAACAGCCGCGACAAAGGGCATTAAGAAGGCCAACGGAAGCAACGTAGGGCTGGATACAGCGACGTTAGCCGCGACAATGAGGTTTGATCCCGATGAAGAGTAAAAAGCCGTTGAATGAGCCTTATACGCCGTCTGATTTTGGCACGTCTGAACGCATCCAACATACGTCTGGTGTACGCTATGAGAGAACGTCGAAAAAGCTAGGTGCAGAGAAGCGGCTAAGGATCACCAACCAAACGCCGCTGGACAGAATGTTACAGCGCGACCACATCACACAAAGGCAATTTGATGCTGGTCAAAAGCTATATGCGTTGCATAGGAAAGCTGGTCGTTCTCAAAGGTTAACGTCGAATTACAATGCGAACATTGTTGACGGTGGTAGCGGGTTGAGTGGGGAAAGCGCAGGGGAAGCTTTTAGCGAATACCTGGCGGCATTGAGAAGCGTAGGGCGTGACTTGGCAAGCGTATTGCAATGGGTGGTTGTACAAGGAAGCGCACCTAATGAGTGGGCAAAAAATAACGGCCATAATCCAAAGGGTGGGATTGTAGCCGTTAGGTTGGCGTTGGACGCCGTGGGTGACTATTTTAGGATAGCTAGGTAGTTACGTTTTATACTTGCGTATATCATAAAATACCGCCTGTTTTAAATTGAATATATTGCGTTACTGTTTCTTTTGTTTCGTTGTTGAACTCTGCGAACATACGGTCTGCAACTGAGGTTACTTGCTGGACAAAATCAGGCCAGTCTTGTTCTGCCTCCCAATAAAATGTCGCAAGGGCAACGGTCTGCAAGTACCCGCTAATATCTCCCCTTTCGGGCATACTTTCGATAATCTCAACTTGTGCCGAAGCACCTTCTATCATTGACGTAATACCCATCTCTAATTCCTTTTTATACTTGCGCTTAAAATAAGGTTAACTAATTGGGCGCGACGTTCCCTAGCTTCCTTTGGTGTAATCATCATGTCAATCGTTTGTTGACGTAGTTCTTCATCAACTTTGGCGATGCGGTCAAATGGGTGAACTGTCATTTCTCAAACTCCAACTAATATTAAGAATATGATTGGCGCAGCAAACACAGTGATTGCGCCGATAAAGTCAGCCAGGGTGATTTCCTTGGCTAACTGTATGATTTCTTGGATGGTCATTAGGCGGCGTCACGCGCTTCAAAAATTTCCCAAAGCTTAGAGCTGATTCGCGCTTGGATTTCTCCATATGCCATAATGGTAGCAATTTCGTTATATGATTTACTATGGGTTACGCTGTAGCAATCGGAAAACCAATCTTCACCTTGGTCAATGTTGCAGTTTTGGCAAACGTCGTGAGCTTTATGATAATAAATTACATACTCTGAGCCGTCGGATCTTTCATGTGCTTGCTCATTTGCAGTGTCAAAATTAGATGTTTCTTCTGCAATCTCTTTTGCAATGTCGTTGCAATACTCTGTTAACTGATAATCGTTCATTGTATTCCCTCTCTCTGTTTTGGCTTCACGCTCTAAGCATGGCAAGGCATCGCCAAAGGTTGACGGTGCTAAGCGATGATTAGGATTTGTAATATTCTGGATTGTAATGGGTTGAAGCTTTACAGATCGGTGCTTTTCTTTCAGAAAATGCTTTTAATAAATCTGAGCATATGGCCTTAAACCCACCGATTTGTGTATCATGCCAAGTATAAATAGTGTCAGCTTCATTCTTTGATTGATACTCCACAAAGAAGCATCCGTCATTATCGAAGCCTAGTTCCTTTGCTAGTGTTGATGTTGGAAAAGCAAAAGCAATTCTTTTAACTGATTCAGATGGTATAAACATTGTATTCCCTCTCTCTGTTTTGGTTCCACGCTCTAAGCATGGTAAGGCACCGCCAAAGGTTGACGGTGCTAAACGATGATTAGACTTTGATTTTGCGGGAAGGAGCATAGACTTTGCAGTCTTTATAAATTGCTGATTGAAGGATGCCTATTGCATAGCTTTTCATTACACCATCAAGAGAGCCTAGCTTTGCTTTTGGAAAATCTGACTCTGAAATGGTTTGCATTCCCATGTCTGTAGATTTCTGGATATGCTCTGAAATCGAACCATTGTCGAAATCGTAAACGCTGGCCATGTAGTTTGTGCCGTTAACTATTACGCTGGCAATTACATGGTTTGTAAAAGTATCCACTCTTACTGGTGTTTTGATTGCTGTTGTTGACATTGTATTCCCTCTCTCTGTTTAAATAGTCATATATTATGCATATATGAATAAAGAGTGGTAAGGGGATAGTCAATGGCTAAATTGACTTTTTTATTCATTTATGGAATAAATCGTCAAAATAATTAATTAAGGCATTATAATGAGTAACGAAGTTAAGCGTCAGGAGCGTCAAGGAAATGGGCAGCAGATCGTTGCTAGGCTGAGAAAAGAGCTATGGGGAGCGCTAAACATCCAAAAGGGCCGCAATCGTCCACTCGATATGCTTCTTGCTGACCAGATTGACCGGGACGCTGCCGGGACGCTAAACAAGCTGGCCAAGTTCCTACCACAAGAAGTCAGCGTTGGCGCTACATCTGATTTTGCATTAGCGCTGGGCGAAGTAGCGCAACGCATCCAGGCAACAACAGCCGGAATAATAGATGTTACGCCTGATTATTCCAAAGACGAATATGTTAGCACTGCACAAGATGCTGAAATCATTGACGAACCAAACAAACCTTTGGAACATAAGCCGATAAAGGTTCCAAGCTTTGCTAAATTGCGGCCGGATTATGAGCCGCCGGAGAAACCAAAACCAAAACCTGAGCCAGTATTTATAGAGCCTGAGCCAGAACCTGAGCCAGTGAAAGCTGACAGAAAGCCTAGACGGCAAAGCGCTGGCCGTCTGATACAACAAAAGAAAAAGCAGAATCTAAAATCTGAGAAATAGGTCCGAATCGGCCACACCACCCCCCCGTCGTCAGATCACGGGGGGCGCTATATATATGTATACCCCCCACACACGTTTCCCCCATGAAAACAAACGTCCTACACCCTACCC